ACGACAGTGATCTTAGAGGCCGCGATCCTGCAGAGGGTGTTGGAAGCCCATGTCAGACAGCACCTCGACGACCTCGCCGATCTCCGCGTCAGCCTCGGATAGTGATGACCTGACCGCAGACCTCGACCTTGGCTTTGACGGGGCCGAGGACATCCTGGGCTCCTGGCGCAAGGGGATGCGCCCCGATCCGGACCTGACGGTGTCGGAATGGGCGGATCAACACCGCTGGCTGTCTTCGCGTGGTGCGGCCGAACCGGGCCGCTATCGCACTGCCCGTGCGCCCTACCTGCGCGAGATCATGGATGCGCTGTCGCCGCGGCACCCGGCGCAGCGGATCACCTTCATGAAAGCGGCGCAGGTCGGCGCGACCGAGGCGGGCAACAACTGGATCGGCTTTGTCATCCATCATGCGCCGGGGCCGATGCTGGCGGTGCTGCCATCCCTGGAACTGGCCAAGCGCACCTCACGCGGGCGGCTCGATCCGCTGATTTCTGATTCCCCGGCGCTGCGCGAGAGGGTCAACCCTGCCCGGTCGCGCGACGCAGGCAATTCGATGCTGTCGAAGGAGTTTCCTGGCGGCATCCTCGTGCTGACCGGGGCGAACAGCGCCACCGGACTGCGGTCGATGCCAGCGCGCTACATCTTTCTCGACGAGGTCGACGCGTATCCAGCCTCGGCCGACGAGGAAGGCGATCCGGTCACACTGGCCGAAGCCCGGACCACCACCTTTTCCCATCGGCGCAAGGTGTTCATGGTCTCGACCCCCACGATCCGGGGGTTGTCCCGCATTGAACGGGAGTTTGATGCCAGCGATCAGCGCCGGTACTTCGTGCCCTGCCCGCATTGCGGGGCGATGCAGTGGCTGCAGTTTGAACGCCTGCGCTGGGACAAGGGGCGGCCAGACACCGCCGCCTATCACTGCGAGGGCTGCGAGCGCCCCATCGCCGAGCATCACAAGACGCGGATGCTGGAACAGGGCGAATGGCGGGCGACGGCGGTATCGGCCGATCCCCACTCCATCGGCTTCCACATCTCGGCGCTCTATTCGCCGCTGGGCTGGAAAAGCTGGCAGCAGGTCGCCCGCGAATGGCTGGCGGCGCAAGGCTCGGAGGCAATGCTGCGCGTCGCGCGCAACACCCTGCTGGGCGAGACGTGGGTGGAGTCGGGCGAAGCCCCTGAGTGGCAGCGGCTGGCCGAGCGCCGCGAAACCTACGCAGGCGTGCAGATCCCCGTCGGCGGTCTGTTCCTGACCGCTGGCGTCGATGTGCAAAAGGACCGGATCGAGGTCGATGTATGGGCCTGGGGCCGGGGTTTGGAAAGCTGGCTGGTCGATCACATCGTGATTGCCGGTGGCCCTGACGATCCGGCCTGCTGGGACAAACTCACCGCGTTGCTCGGTCGGACATGGGCTTGCGCTAATGGCGCGGTGATGCTGATCGGCAAGCTGGCCATCGACACCGGTTATGAAGCGCCCGCCGTTTACGCTTGGGCGCGCAAGCAGGGGTTCGACCAGGTCGCGCCGATCAAGGGTCTGGAAGGGTTCAACCGCGCCACGCCGGTGTCGGGGCCGACCTTCGTCGACGCGACCATCGGCGGCAAACGTCTGCGCCGGGGCGCGCGCCTGTGGTCGGTGGCCACGGCCACCTTCAAAACCGAAACCTACCGCTTCCTGCGGCTGGAACGCCCCTCGGACGAAGACCGGGCGCTGGGCGTGCTGGACGCCCCTGGCACCGTGCATCTGCCAGATTGGATTGACACCGAATGGCTGAAGCAGCTGGTGGCCGAGCAGCTGGTGACCGTGCGCAACAAGCGCGGCTACGCCCACCAGGAATGGCAGAAGATGCGCGAGCGCAACGAGGCGCTGGACACCCGGGTCTATGCCCGGGCAGCGGCCTGGATCATGGGCGCAGATCGTTGGGACGAGGCGACCTGGCGGCGGCTGGAAGCGCAGGCCGGGGTGGAAACCCGACCGGCAACAGAACCGGTCACGCCGGTAGAACCAGCCGCACCCGCCCCGCCCAAGGCAGGAACACCAACAACGCCACGGCGCAAACGCCGGGCTTACACACCGAACTTCATGAGGGACTGAGATGGATCTGGAACGGATGCGCGCGCTGTTGGCCGCACTGCAGGAGGCCCGTTACGCGGGCGTCCGGTCGGTCAGCTATGACGGAAAATCGATCAACTATGGGTCGGACGCGGAGCTAGCGAACGCCATCGCCGATCTGGAAACACGGATTGCCACGGCCACATCCGGCACTCCGCGTCGTCGGCGCTGGGGCACTGTTGCGTCAAAAGGTCTGTGATCCATGGCGTTCGAGGCATTCCGGCAGCGCATCGGCAGCATCATCGGCGGGTTCGATGCCGCGCAGGCTCACCGACGGCTTCGGGGTTTCCGCGCCAGCCGCGCCCATGTGAACACGCTGATCGCGGCTTCCGGCGACACCATCACCGCCCGCGCCCGCTGGCTGGTGCGCAACAATGGCTATGCCGCCAATGCGGTGGAGAGTTTCGCCAGCAATGTGGTGGGCGATGGGATCAAACCATCTTCAACCATCGCTGACGCGGCCAAGAAGGAAGAGTTGCAGGCGCTATGGCTCGCCTGGACCGATGATGCCGATGCCGAGGGGCTGACCGATTTCTACGGCCTGCAGCGCCGGGCCGCACGCGAGGTGTTCCTGTCGGGCGAGGTCTTCATTCGCATCCGGCCGCGCCGGGCCGAGGACGGTCTGACTGTTCCGCTTCAGTTGCAGATGCTACCCGCCGAAATGCTGCCCTTGGACATGAACCGCACCCTATCCGGTGCCGGGCTGATCCGTCAGGGCATCGAGTTCGACAGAATCGGCCGCCGCGTGGCCTATCACTTCCTGCGCCGTCACCCCGGTGATCTGACCGATCCGGGTCTGGCAGGGGAAACGGTCCGCGTCCCGGCTGGTGATGTGATCCATGTCCTCGATCCGGTCGAGGCAGGGCAGCTGCGCGGCGTGTCCCGCTTTGCTGCCGCCATCGTCAAGCTGTTCACGCTGGACCTCTATGACGATGCCGAGCTGGAGCGGAAGAAGATCGCGGCGATGTTCGCGATGTTCATCACGTCACCTGCGCCGGAAACCCCGCTTGACCCAACCGACGAGGATCTCGAAGTCGAACCCGGCCAGGTGGTGCGGCTTGACCCCGGCGAGGACATTTCGACGCCCGCAACACCGGATTCAGGCGGCACCTACGAGCCGTTCCAGTACCGCACCTTGCTCCAGATCGCTGCCGCGCTGGGCGTGCCCTATGGCTATCTCACCGGCGACACGGCCAAGGGGAACTTCTCCAACACGCGGATTTCGCTGATCGAGTTCCGCCGCCGGATCTCAGCCTGGCAGCATGGCGTGCTGGTGTTCCAGCTTTGCCGCGCCGTTTGGGTGCGCTGGATGGACACGGCCGTGTTGTCAGGCGCGCTGGACCTGCCCGGCTATGAAAGCCAGAGGCGGCAATATCAGGCCTGCGCCTGGCTTCCCACGAAATGGGACTGGATTGACCCGATGAAGGACGCCTCGGCCGAGATCCTGCAGATCGAGGCGGGTCTGAAGTCTCGGACACAAGCCTTGGCAGAGCGTGGGTACGACGCCGAGCAGGTCGACCGCGAAATTGCTGCCGAACGCAAACGCGAATTGGCGCTGGGCCTCGACTTCCGCCGTCCGGGATCCCCGGCGCAGGGACCGGGTGCTGCCAGTAGCAACGACGGCAAGCCTGACGACAACGCAGACGACAATGCGCCGGATGACGCTGCAGACAAATCCGACCCGAAGGATGAACCGTGATGCACCACGCGCAAATCGTCCAGCGCGCTTTCAACACGCCGTTGATGGTGGACCCGGCCAAGGCGCTGGCCTTCCTGTCCGGTCTAGGCCCGCGCATCGCCGGGCAGGAGATCACCTTCCAAGGGATTGAGGTGGAAGCCGCTGACCAGACTGCCGCCAGCCTGCCAGCCCGTGCTTCGCTTTTCAGCAACGATCTTGCCCAGCGCCATCAGCGCAGTGGCACCCAGCCCTTCGCGGTGGTGGACGGGATTGCAGTGATCGAAATAGCGGGCACACTTGTGCACCGTGGTGCGTGGATCGGGCAATCCTCGGGCCTGACCTCCTATGAGGGGATCGCCGCTCAGCTTCAGGCGGCCTTGGCCGATCCCGGTGTGCGGGGCATTGCACTCGACATCGACAGTTTCGGTGGCGAGGTCGCAGGGGCCTTCGATCTGTCGGATCGCATCCGCGCCGCCAGGGGGCAAAAGCCGATCCACGCGTTCGTCGCCGAACATGCGCTATCGGCTGGCTATGTTCTGGCATCCCAGGCCGACCGGATCATCCTGCCCCGCACGGGCGCTGTCGGCAGTATCGGCGTTGTCGCACTGCACACCGACATGAGCGGCGCCCTCGATCAAAAGGGGATCGCCGTCACGCTGATACACGCGGGATCGCACAAGATCGACGCTAACCCGTATCAGCCACTGCCAGAGGCTATCCACGACCAGATGCAGCGCGAGATGGAGGTGGTCCGCTTTCTCTTCGCCGAAACCGTCGCCGCCGGTCGCGGGGATCGGCTGACCCAAGCGGCCGCGCTAGCAACCGAAGCTGCCATCTTCCGCGGGGCCGACGCCGTCGCCGCCGGTCTGGCTGACGAACTCACCGATCCCGTCACCGCCTTCCACGCCTTCGCCGCCGCACCTCGCGGCACAACTTCCCCCAGCAGAAAGGGTCCAACGATGACCACCACGCCTGAAACTCCCGTCGAAACGCCTGCACCTGTCGCATCAGCCCCGGCAGTCCCTCCTGTCGATGCCGCCAGTTCGGCAAATCCGGCCAAGATGACCGCAGACGCCATTCGCGCCGAGGCCGCCGAGGTGGCACAAGTTTGCGCGCAGGCAGCGCGGCTGGGCGTGACCATCGACGCGGCCGACGCCGTCACGCGTGGGTTGAAACCCGAGGCCCTGCGCGCCCGGGTTCTGGCCGATCTTGCCGCCCGCAGCGATGCCGCTGGCATCATCGCGACCGCCCCGGCTGCGGCGGCCAAGGAAAGCCCCATCGTGGCGGCCGCCAAGAAAACCGCGACCGACGCCAAGCGCTGAGCCAGCGCGTACTTCGACCACCTTCCCCTCCCCCAAATCATGGAGACTGACCAATGCCCGTCCTGACGGAACCGCCCAGCATGGGCGATGTCCTCAAATATGAGGTCAACCCGAACTACACCCGCGAGGTGATCACGCTGCTGATCGGCACCAACTATCCCTCCGGTGCAGTCCTTGGCCGCATCACCGCCAGTGGCAAATACACCCTGTCCGCCGCAACCGGCGCCGATGGCTCGCAGGTCGCCGTCGCAGTGCTGCTCTATCCGGTGAACGCCACGCTGGCGGATGCGGTCGGCATCGTGTTGGTCCGTGGCCCCTCGATCGTGTCGCGCGCAGGACTTGCCTATGAGGGCACCGTCAACGACGGGGCCGAGATCACCGCCAAGATCGGCCAACTCGCCGCCGTCGGCATCATCGCCCGCGACGGCGTCTGACGCGCCGCTTCTGCCCCCTTCCACATCCTTTCTTCGGAGCACCCCATGACCATAGTTCGCAATCCCTTTGACGCTGGCGGTTACTCGCTGGCCGAGATGACGCAGGCCATCAACATCCTGCCCAACCTTTACACCCGCCTTGGCCAGATCGGCCTGTTCCGCTTCGAAGGCGTCAGCCAGCGGTCGGTCATCATCGAGCAATACGAGGGCGTGCTGAACCTGCTGCCCTCCGTCCCCCTCGGCGGCCCCTCCACTGTCGGCACCCGCGAGGGGCGGTCGATGCGCAGCTTCGCGCTGCCGTGGATCCCGCATGATGACGTGATCCTGCCCGGCGATATTCAGGGCCAACCCGCGCTGGGCGTGTTCGATGGCGCTGACCCGCTGGTCGAAGTGATGAACCGCAAGCTGCAGCTGATGCGGCGCAAGCATGCCCAGACCCGCGAATACATGGAGATGAATGCCCTGCGCGGCATCGTGAAGGATGGGGCCGGGACCACGCTCTACAATTACTTCACTGAATTCGGCCTTGCGCAGATCTCGGTGGATTTCTTGCTGGGCACAGCGGGTACCCTTGTCCAAAGCAAGGTGCGCGAGGTTTTGCGGGCAATCGAAGACAACCTCCTCGGCGAAAGCATGTCGGATGTGCATGCCCTCGTCAGCCGGGAATTCTTCGACAAGCTGATCGCGCACCCCAAAACGGAAGAAGCCTACAAGTTCTACGCGGCCACCGGCGCGCAGCCCCTGCGTCAGGACGTGCGCCGCAACTTCCCCTTCGCGGGCATCGTGTTCGAGGAGTATTCGGGCACCGTCACCCTGTCGACCAAGACCACCGAACGGCTGGTTCCGGCCAGCGAGGGCATCGCGTTCCCGCTGGGCACGATGGACACCTTCACCACCTACGGCGGCCCGGCCAACCTGCTCGAGGCGGCCAACACGATGGGGCTGCCGCTCTACGCCCGCCAGCACCTCGACGAAAAGGGCCGCTGGATCGACCTGATGACGGAAGCCTCGATCCTGCCGGTGAACAAGCGACCGCGCATCGCGATCCGCATCCACACTTCGAACTGACGGGCGCTTCCCATGACCGTCTTCGCCGCCTCCATGGACCGTATCTACGCCAACCCGTCCATGGCGGCGGCCGCTGTTTGGATTTCCGCCACCACCTCCGAGGAATGCCCCATCCGCGTGATCCGCCGCGCCCCGGACCGCATCACCGAGTTTGGCGCTGGGCGGTTTGTCAGCGACAGCATGATGGTGGACGTCCGCGTCTCCGACCTCCCCGATCCCCGACCCGGCGATCTGATCGTTATCGGGACCGACAGCTTCACCATTCAGGGCGAACCCACCCGTGACCGGGAACGCTTGGTCTGGTCGCTCGACCTGCGGCCATCATGAAGTTAAAAGTCCAGTTCGATCCGGACCTCGTCGCGCTGATGCAGGCCGAAATCGCCGCTGGTGAAAAGGCAGTGTCCGCCGCCATGCACGAGGCAGGCACCTCCCTGAAATCCGCGTGGCGTAGCCAGATCACCGGCGCGGGCCTTGGCACCCGGCTCGGCAACTCTATCCGCCTCGCCAGCTTCCCCAAATCCGGCGAGAGCCTGAACGCCGCGGCTCTCGTCTGGTCGAACGCCCCGGTCATCATCGGCGCGCATGATACCGGCCCGCTGGTCCGGTCCAAGGATGGGTTCTGGCTGGCGATCCCCACTCCAGCGGCAGGCAAGAGCACCAAAGGCGGGCGGATCACCCCTGGCGAATGGGAACGCCGCACGGGGTTGCGCCTGCGGTTCATCTACCGCCGTCGGGGGCCCAGCCTCCTGGTCGCCGAAGGGCGGCTGAATTCGAAAGGCCGGGCCGTCGCGTCAAAATCCAAGACCGGGCGCGGCGTGGCAACTGTGCCGATCTTCCTGCTCGTTCCGCAGGTCAAACTGCGCAAACGGCTGGATCTGGCGCGGGATGCGGAACGGGCGGTGGGAGGCGTGCCGGGATTGATCGTGGCAAAGTGGGTGGATGGAAAGCTGACCTGACGTCTGCTATGCGGACGAAGCCGTCATCCTGTTCTGGGACAGCTTCGCCATTGTGCAAAAGTCTACTCGTCCTGCTGACAGAAGCGGATGCGGTTGCCGAATGGGTCGTGGACCTGCATCTGGAGCCCCCACGGCAAATCCTCCAGACCGGGACGATTGTAAGCGTAATTTTTCTCTGCAAGTTCCCGATGAAACGCACGGATGTTTGCGGTAGCCACAAACACATTTGCTCCTGGGCTGGCATCTCCGTGATGTTCCGAAAGGTGCAAAGTCAGGTCGGCCCGCTCTAACCCAAGGTAGAGCGGCATCCCTTCCGAGAAACGGTGCTCGAATGCGACCTGAAAGCCAAGAAAATCGCAGTAGAACTCTCTGGCCTTTCTCTCGTCGAATATACGCAAAATTGGGCTGCAGCTGAGAAAGCGCACTGCGCTCGGGGATGCGCCCTGCTGATCCAGCTTTGCGCTTGCGGTGTTCCAGTCTGCGTGGCCCAAAGCCTTGGCCACGAGTTCCAGAGACTTGGAATGAGGGATGTCTATCCCGTCTGAAGAAAGGGCAGCACGAAGCTGCCGCGCCATGGATTTGGCTTGATCGGCGTTTGTCATCACACTCTCCTGCCAGTGAACGCGCACGGTGCTCGCATTGCCGATAGTCACTGGACGAGGGGTTGTGTGAAACGTCCGGGATGCTTTCACCTAGCCTTAACGGCGCGAGCGGCTGGCAGCATGAACCGAACCACAAAAAGCCAAACACCGGCTCTATGGTCAAGCAAAATTTTAGAATCAAGGGCAGGTTGGGCTCCTTGCTGACCTTCGTGAAACCGTAGACTTGAGAGCAAAGTATGCCCACCAACCGCGAAACCGTTCTCGCTGCGCTGCACGCGCGGTTGCAGCCGCTTGCCGCCTTTGTTCTGCGTGACGAGGTTCTGCCCGAGCGCATCCCGGCTGCCGGGCTGATCATCCTGCGCGACGGCGAGCCGGGCGAACCGGAGGTGACGCTGTCGCCGCTGCGCTACCACTACCAGCACCGCGCCGAGTTGGAGGTCGTCGTCCAGGCCCCGAATGGACGCGCCAGCGCCTTCGACACTTTGATCGCTGCCATCGGCACCGTGCTTGAAGCCGACCGCACCCTTGGCGGTCTCTGCGACTGGGTCGAACCCGAGGCTCCGGCCTCGGTCGATCTGCCCATCGAGGGCGCAGCTGCGCTGAAGGCGGCGGTGATCACCGTCGTCTTGCACTACACCACCACCGGCCCGCTGGCCTGACCTACCCCACATAAAGGAGACCCCCATGGCACGTGCGCAAGGCGCGCGGGCGCAGATGGCGCTTGCGTATGAGACGGTTTACGGCACCCCGCCGGTCAGTGGGTTCCGCTTGATGCCCTTCGCCCGGACAACGCTCGGGTCAGAGCAGCCGCTTTTGGAATCCGAACTGCTGGGCTATGGCCGAGATCCGCTGGCCCCGATCAAGGACGCGGTCACCGCCGATGGCGAGGTGGTGATCCCCATTGATGTGGAGGCGTTCGGGTTCTGGCTTAAGGCGGCGTTTGGCCAGCCGGTCACCAGCGGCACCACGCCCAAGACCCACACCTTCCAGTCGGGCAACTGGACGCTGCCCAGCATGGCGATCGAGACGGCGATGCCCGAAGTGCCGCGTTTTGCCATGTATTCCGGCTGCGTCCTCGATCAGCTGACTTGGCAGATGCAGCGGTCGGGCCTGCTGACTGCGACGGCCCGGCTGGTGGCCCAAGGCGAAACCATCGCTACCGCCACAGCCGCAGGCACGCCGACCGCGCTGGGCTTGCAGCGCTTCGGCCACTTTAACGGCACAGTCAAACGAAATGGCTCGGCCTTGGGCAACGTGGTCTCGGCCGAGATCACCTATTCGAACAACCTCGACCGCATCGAGACCATCCGGGGCGACGGCCGGATCGATGGCGCCGACCCCGCGATGGCCGCCCTGTCAGGCCGGATCGAGGTGCGCTTTTCCGACACGGCACTGATCACCCAAGCCATCGACGGCACCCCCTGCGAGCTGGAATTCAACTACAGCCTTGGGGCCAACGCCAGCTTCACCTTCACGGCGCATGCCGTCTACCTGCCCCGCCCGCGCATCGAGATTGCTGGGCCGCAGGGCGTACAGGCGACCTTCGACTGGATGGCTGCCAAAGCCACCAGCCCGGCGCGCATGTGCACCGCCGTCCTCATCAACGCCCTTGCAGGATACTGATCATGATCCGACTGAACCTGACCGCCACGCCGGAATGGCTGGACCTTGCCCACGGCCTGCGCCTGCTCGTGGGCCCGTTGACCACCGCTTTGATGGTGTCCGCCCGCGCCGATCCGGCCATCGAGGCTCTGCCGGAAGGAGCAACGCAGGAGGCGCTGGCCCTCGCGATGGCCAAGGCTGTCGCCCGCCGTGCTGTGCTGGATTGGGAGGGCGTCGGCGATGACGCTGGCAATGTCGTGCCCGTCACGCCCGAAGGCATCGACGCCCTATTGGAAATCTGGCCGGTGTTTGAGGCGTTCCAGACGCAATACGTCGCCAAGGGTCTGATCCTGGACGCGGAAAAAAACGTCTCCGCGCCCTTGCCGAATGGTCTTTCGGTGGGGGCGACCGATACTGCGCGGCCTGCCAAGTTGCCTGCCCCGACTGCCCCGCAAGACTGAACAGGCCACAGACCCCTGAGGGCTGGCAGGTCTGGGATCTGGTCGGTCGCCTTGGCGGGCAACTGCGCGTGATCCCCGGCGCGGTGCTGGGCTGGGACATGGGCGCAGCCTTGGCCCTCGCCCGTGCACTCGGCATCGACCCCCTGATCGCCGCGGAACTGCTGACCGAGATCGAGGCGGTGATGGTGCGCAAGCTGAACGAACAGATGGAAGGAGGCCGCAATGGCTGAAAAACGTGTCAGCGTCCGCCTCGTCGCGGAAGGCGGCCGCCAGGTGCGCGCCGAGTTGGAAGGCATCGGCGATGCGGGCGCACGTGGCTTTGGCCGCCTGTCCACAGAGATGGAACTGGCCAACACCCGGCTGGCCAGCTTCGCCCGCAAGGCAGGGATTGCACTGGCGGCGGTGACGGTTGCTGCTGCCGCTGCTGGCGTGGCGATGGTGCGGTCGGGCCTTGAGACCATCGGCGCACAGGCCGACATGGCCGCGTCTCTGAAAACGACGGTTGAAAGCCTGCAGGTGCTGACATGGGCAGGTGAACTGGCAGGCGTGTCGATGGGCGAGATCGAGCAGGCAACCAAGAAGCTGACCACACGATTGTCGGAAGCTGCCGCAGGATCCGGATCGGCGGTAGGCGCATTGCAGCGTTTGAACCTTTCGGCCACCGAACTACAGGCGCTCCCCCTGGACCAGCGCATCGTCGCCATTCAGGAGGCGCTGAACAGGTTTGTACCGGAAGCGGAACGTGCGGCCGTGGCGTCGGACCTTTTCGGCGACAAGGCGGCGCTGGCGTTTCTGCGCATCGACCCTGCCACCTTGCGCGAGGCGGCGCAGGATGTGCGCGACTTCGGTGTGGCCGTCAGTGCGGCGGACGCCGCACAGATCGAGCGAACCGGCGATGCTATCGCCAAACTCAGCCTGATCTGGCTCGGCCTGACCAATCGATTGACGGCCGCCGTGGCCCCAGTGCTGGAAACCATCGCCAACACGCTGGCCGACATGGCGCGCAGCACCGGTCCCATCGGCTTCGCGATCAATGCGCTTTTCGACAATATCAGTCGCCTCACAACCTACGCCGCGACCTTCGCCACGCTGATGGCCGGGCGATGGGTGGCGGGGCTGGCGGCTGCGGCCCTGTCCGTGCGCGGGCTGGCCACAGGCCTTGTCATCCTGCGCGGCGCACTGATCCGCACCGGCATCGGCGCGTTGATCGTCGGCGCTGGCGAGCTGGTATTCCAGTTCACACGGCTCGTTGCGGGCGCGGGCGGGTTCGGGGCTGCCATTGGCCTCCTGAAGGACCTGGCGCTTGAGGTCTGGGATCGCATTGGCCTCGGCGCGGCCTCTGCCTGGTCAAAGATCGAGGCGAGCTGGGCCGGGCTGCAAGCCACAATCTATGGCGCGATGCAGTCATCGGTGGAGGCGGTGACCAGTTTCGGCAATTCGGCAGCGGGCATCTTCAAGGGTGCTTATGACGCCGTGAAGGCGATCTGGGGCCAGCTGCCCGGTGCGATTGGCGATTTTGCCTTTCAGGCCGCAAACGGGTTGATCGGTGGGGTTGAAGCCATGTTGAACGGCGTGGTCACCCGGATCAACAACTTCATCAATGGCTTGAATGCCGCGCTCGACCTCTTACCAGATTGGGCTGTCGGCGAAGGCGGGGTGCGGATCGGCACCCTTGATCCAGTGGCGCTGGGCCGGATCGACAATCCGTTTGCCGGGTCTGCCGCTGCGGCAGGAGCCGCTGCCGCTGAAGCCTTCTCGGCCGCGATGGCGCAGACCTATGTGACGACGCCCGATCTGGGGCTGACCGGGATGGCGGAAGAAGCCACCGCCCGGGCAGAGGCGTATCGCGAGGCTTCGGGCATGCTGGCCGATGCGGCCACGCGACCCATGCAAAGTTGGCAGGCGCTGAAGGACGCCGTCGCTGGAGCCGGGACCGAAGGCGAGGCCGCGCTTGACGGGGCCGCCGGTGCATCAGACCGGCTGGACGAGTCGATGACCGAGGCAGGGCGCGCCGCCGGTAGGGCGGGTGCCGCCGCTGCTGCTGGGGCCGAAGTGGCCAAGACCGGATGGGAGGCCGCCGTCGCCACCCTCGTTGACTATGCCGCCAAAGCCCGCGACATCGGCGGCGATATCGGCAACGCGCTGGTCAGCGCCTTTACTTCTGCCGAGAACGCCGTGGGCGAGTTCGTGAAGACTGGCAAGCTCAACTTCGCCGACCTCGTCACCTCGATGATCGCGGATCTCGCGAAACTGGCGGCGCGGCGTTTCATACTTGGCCCCATCGCCAACGCGCTGTCGGGAGCGCTGGGCGGTGCCGGTGGCATCTTCGCCAACATCCTGCACGCCGGTGGCAAGGTCGGATCACCCGGCCCGGGCCGGATGGTCCCCGCCATCGCATTTGCCGGTGCCCCGCGCATGCATGCGGGCGGCTGGGCCGGGATCAAACCTGACGAGGTTCCGGCAATCCTGCAACGCGGAGAACGGGTGCTGTCTCGGCGAGAGGCCGCAGGTTACGGCCAAGGGCAATTCGCTGCACCATCCGTCAACGTGACGATTAACGCCCGTGACGCTGAAAGCTTCCGGCAGTCTCGCACGCAGGTCGCGGCGGATATCGCCCGCGCCGTGTCCTTGGGCCGGAGGGGCATGTGATGGCATTTCACGAGGTGCGCTTCCCTGACAACATCAGCCGCGGCGCGCGCGGCGGGCCGGAACGGCGCACCCAGATCGTTGAGTTGGCCAGCGGCGACGAAGAGCGCAACGCCAGCTGGGCCAACAGCCGCCGCCGGTATGATGTCGCCTATGGCATTCGTCGCGCCGATGATCTGGCGGCGGTGGTTGCCTTCTTCGAGGCGCGCAACGGCCGCCTGCACGGGTTTCGCTACAAGGACTGGGCCGATTACAAGTCCGCGCTGCCATCGCAGGCAGTCACCCCGACCGACCAGCAGATCGGTACCGGCACCGGCAGTCAGCAAACATTCCAACTGGCGAAACGCTATACCTCCGGGGCGCAGACATGGGTCCGGACTATTGCCAAACCGGTGGTAGGGACCGTCCGCGTCGCGCTGGGCATGGTGGAGCAGATGTCAGGCTGGACCATGGACACGACGACTGGCGTCATCACCTTCACCACCGCGCCCGCCAATGGCGTCATCGTCCGCGCCGGTTTCGAATTCGATGTGCCGGTGCGCTTCGACAGCGACACGCTGGACGTGACCCTCGACTTTGAACGGCTCGGGTCGATCACCTCCATCCCCCTATTGGAAATCCGCAGATGAAAAACCTCTCCCCTGCGCTGCAGAGCCATCTCGATGATGGCACCACCAAATTATCCTGGTGCTGGCGGATTACGCGGTCGGACGGCGTGGTGCTGGGCTTCGCTGATCATGATCGCGCGCTGGCTTTCGATGGCACCGATTTTGAGCCGGAGAGCGGTTTTGCCGCTTCGGAAATCCGCGCTGGCTCCGATCTGGCGGTCGATGCACAGGATGCCACCGGCGTGCTGAGCTCCGACCGCATCACCGAAACCGATATCCTCGACGGGCGCTGGGACAATGCGGCGGTCGAGCTGTGGCGGGTGAACTGGGCCGACACCAGCCAGCGCGTTCTACTGCGGCGGGGTGCAGTGGGGCAAATCCGGCGCGGCCGCATGGCGTTCGTCGCCGAGGTCCGGTCCCTGGCGCATGTGCTGGGCCAGACGGTCGGACGGACGTTTCAGGCGGGGTGCGACGCCCGCTTGGGCGATGCGCGTTGCGGGATCGATCTTGAAAACGCCATCTACAAGGGCAGCGGTATCGTGACCGACCTCTTGCGGGACCGGGCGTTCATGGCTTCGGGATTGTCCGGGTTTGACCCGGGCTGGTTCACGTCAGGCACCCTCACCTGGACCAGCGGTGCCAATGCGGGGCGTATCACCGAAGTGCTGTCCCATAGGTCGGCCGATGCTATCGCGACGCTGACCTTGCTGGAAGCTCCGGTGTTGCCCATCGCCGAGAGCGACAGCTTCATCGCGCGCGCAGGCTGCGACAAGCGCATCGCGACCTGCAACGCAAAGTTCGCGAATGCCGTCAACTTTCGGGGGTTTCCGAACATTCCAGGTCAAGACGCGGTGCTGCGCTATGCCAGCCAGGACGGCGGCCACGAAGGGAACGTGCTGTGACGGCCGCCGATCCAGCAATCGTTGTCACCACCGCCCGCAACTGGCTCGGCACGCCCTACCACGATCAGGCCAGTCTGCGCGGGGTCGGCTGCGACTGCCTCGGCCTGGCGCGCGGCGTCTGGCGCGAAGTGGTGGGCAACGAGCCATTCCCGATCCCGCCTTACAGCCGGGATTGGGGAGAGACCGGGCCTCGCGAGGTTCTGGCTGAAGGCGCGCGCCAGATGATGCCGGAGATCACCCCCGCTGATGCTGGGCCCGGCGCGCTGGTCCTGTTCAGGATGGCCCCACGCGCCATCGCCAAGCATGTCGGGATTCTGACGGCACCCGACCGTTTCATCCACGCCTATGAACGGCTGGGCGTCGTCGAAGAAACCCTGACCCCGACATGGGCGCGCAAGATCGCCTTCGCCTTCCTGTTCCCCGAAAGCTGAGACCCCACACATGGCAACTTTGGTTCTCGGCGCCGTCGGCTCCGCGATTGGCGGCGCATTTGGCGGTGCCATCCTTGGCTTTTCCAGCGCGGTCATCGGCGGCTTCATCGGCTCGACCATCGGCTCGGTCGTTGACAACTGGATTGTGTCGTCCCTCGCCCCCGCGCAGCGCATCGAGGGCGCGAGGCTGGACAGCCTGCGCATCACGTCTTCGACCGAAGGGGCCGTAATCCCGCGCCTTTTCGGTCGGATGCGCATCGGCGGCAATATCATCTGGGCCACTGATTTTCGCGAAGAGGTCAACACCACTCGCCAGGGCGGCGGCAAGGGAAGCGGGCCCAAGGTCACCACCACCGAATACCTCTACTACGCCAGCTTTGCGGTGGCGCTCTGCGAAGGCGAAATCACCGGCATTGGCCGCGTCTGGGCCGACGGCAAAGCGATGGATATGACCGGCGTGACCTGGCGCTGGTATCCGGGCGATGAGGTTCAGTCTCCCGACCCGTTCATGTCCGCCAAGATGGGCGTGGCCAGCACACCCGCCTATCGCGGCACGGCCTATGTCGTGTTTGAGGAGTTGAACCTCAGCGCCTTCGGCAACCGTCTTCCCCAGATCAGCTTCGAGGTCTTCCGGCCCCTCGCGGATCCCGACACCGCAGAGGGGCTGGTCAAGGCCGTGACGATGATCCCCGCCTCTGGCGAGTTCACCTATGCGACCGCACCGGTCAAGAAGACCACAGGTTCCGGCGACACGACCGTGGCTGAGAACCTGAACGCGATCACCGACACCGCGGACATCGTCGTGGCGCTGGATCGGCTGCAGTCGCTGGCCCCTGCCGTAGAAAGCGTCAGCCTCGTCGTGGCCTGGTTCGGCGACGACCTGCGCGCCGGGAACTGCAAGGTGCGACCGGGTGTCGAGGTTGCGACCAAGACCACGACGCCCTCGCCTTGGTCCGTGAATGGCGTCAGCCGTGGTGATGCGTTTCTGGTCAGCCGAGATGCCGAGGACCGTCCCGTCTATGGCGGCACGCCTGCCGACTTCGCGGTGGTGCAAGCGATCCAGGAGATGAAAGCGCGGGGCCTGCGCGTCACGTTCTATCCCTTCGTCCTGATGGATGTGCCGCCCGGCAACACCAAGCCGAACCCTTACAGCGCCAATGCCGCCACCTCGGGCCAGCCAACGTTCCCTTGGCGCGGGCGCATCACCTGCTCCCCGGCTGCGGGTTTTGCGGGTTCGGTCGACAAGACCGCCACCGCCGCCACCCAAGTATCGGCGCTGTTCGGCAGCGCCACGCCCGCGAACTTCAGCGTGTCGGGCACCCATGTCAGCTGGACCGGCCCAGTCGGCGAATGGTCCTTGCGAAGGATGATCCTGCACTATGCACATCTTTGCAAAGCCGCCGGGGGCGTCGATGCCTTCCTGATCGGATCGGAAATGCCCGGCCTGACCACCATCCGGAGCGGGGCCAGCACCTACCCAGCCGTCGCGGCTTACAAGAGCCTCGCCACAGCCGTGCGGACCATCCTCGGCGCTGGGCCCAAGATTGGCTATGCCGCCGATTGGTCGGAATACTTCGGCCACCAACCGGGTGACGGCTCGGGCGATGTCTTCTTCCACCTCGATCCCCTGTGGTCAGATGCCAACATCGATTTCGTCGGCATCGATAACTACATGCCGCTGTCGGACTGGCGCGACGGGTTCGATCATACCGATGCGACGCTGGCACCGGCGATCTACGACCGTGCCTACCTGCAGTCGAACATCACCGGCGGCGAAGGGTTTGACTGGTTCTATGCCAGCGCTCTGGACCGGACGACGCAAACCCGCACGCCGATCACCGATGGCGCGGCGGCTAAGCCTTGGATGTTCCGCTTCAAAGATCTGCGCGCCTGGTGGCTGAACCCACACTTTAACCGCCCGGGCGGGGTGGAGAGCGGCACGCCGACCTCATGGGTGCCGCAGTCCAAGCCCGTCCGGTTCACCGAGCTGGGCTGCCCGGCGATTGACCGGGGCACCAACCAGCCAAACGTATTCTTCGATCCGAAGTCATCGGAAAGCTTCACGCCCTACTTTTCGCGGGGCTGGCGGGACGATGCTATCCAGCGGGCCTATCTGGAAGCCAGCTTTCTGTTCTGGGGCGCATCGGCGAACAACCCGGTGTCATCGGCCTATGGCAACCGCATGGTGCATGTCCCCGAATGCGCCGCCTGGACCTGGGATGCGCGGCCTTATCCGTTTTTTCCGGAACTGACCGATGTCTGGACCGATGGCCCGAACTGGCGCCTTGGGCATTGGCTGACCGGAAGGCTGGGTGCTGTGTCACTGGCGGCTCTTGTGCGCCACCTCTGTCTGCGGGCCGGAATGCCGGAGGAATTGATCGACGTCTCCGGCCTCTGGGGCGCGGTAGAGGGCTATGTCATCTCGGCACTGGAAGCCCCACGTGCGTCGATTTCCACGCTGGCGCGGCATTTCGGCTTCGATGCCGTCGAGAGTGAAGGGCGCATCCGCTTTCAGATGCGCGGCCGGATCGCCGTTGCCACGGTCACCCCGGATAGAATGGTCGCGCCCGCCTCCGCGCAGGGCGACGTGATGGAACTGACCCGGGCGCAGGAAACCGAACTGCCCCAAGCCCTGAAATGGCAGGTCGCCCGTGCCGACGAGGACTATGACGCGGCCCAAGTCGAAGCGCGGCGCATCACGGTCGACACCACCCGCATCGCTTCGGAAAGTTTCCCGATGGCGATCCCGCCAGAAGAAGCCGAACGCAGATGCCGTCGCGCGTTGATGGAAGCGTGGGTCGGCCGTGAAAGCGCGGTGTTCAGGCTGCCTCCCTCTCGTTTGGCGCTGGATCCCTGCGATGTTATCCTCTTGGATCACGATGGTCGGCTGACAGAAATGCGCCTTGTCTCCATCGCGGACTCGGACCTGCGCAGCGTCGACGCTGTCCGCCAGGACCGGGCGGTCTACGACCTCCCGCCCGGCGAGCCGCGCCCTGCGTCCTTGTCGACGCCGACCGTGTTTGGCGCGCCTGATGTGATCCTGCTCGACTTGCCGCAGCTGCGCGAGGATCAGCCAGCGCATCGCCCCATGGTCGCTGCGCAAGCCAAGCCGTGGCCCGGCGAGATTGCCGTCTACCGCAGCGCCGCGACGGACGGCTTTGCCCTGCTGACCACTTTCAGCACGCGCGCGCGCATGGGTGTGCTGGCGGCCGACTTCTTTGCCGGGCCGGTGTCGCGCTTTGATCTGGGCAATGCGCTGGTGGTCGATCTCTATTCCGGCACGCTGGAGAGCGTCACGGACATCACCCTACTGGGTGGGGCCAATGCGCTGGCCATCGAAACCGCCGCTGGGCAGTGGGAGATCGTCCAGGCGGGCGCAGCAGAGCTGATCGCGCCAGGGCGGTACCGACTGACCCGCCTGCTGCGCGGCCAGCGTGGCACCGAAGGGGCCATGGTCAGCATGGTGCCGACCGGCGCGCGGATCGTGGTACTCGACACTGCCGTGGCCACGTTGCCCATCAGCGAGGCCGACCTCGGCCTGCCATGGAACTGGCGCATCGGCCCAGCCTCAAAGCCGGTCAGCGACGATACCTTTGTCGCCACGATCTTCACGCCCGAGGGCGCTGGGCTACGACCCTTCTCGGTCGCCCATGTCGAGCAGCCGTGGCGCACTGCTCGCAGCCCCGGCGATCTCACGATCCGCTGGACGCGTCGGTCGCGGTCGCTGGCGTCTGATACCTGGGGCGCGGGTGACGTGCCCTTGGCCGAGGACAGTGAAGCCTATGAGGTGGAAATCCGTGATGGCGGGACAATCAAGCGCACGCTGACCACCACCACAACCAGCGTTCTTTATGCGGCCGCGCAGCAGACCGCCGATTGGGGCGCACCCCTCGGCCCCGGCCAATCCCTTTCGATCCGCATCTACCAGCTCTCGGCCTTGATCGGTCGGGGCGCTGGGCGATCCGTCACCCTGACCTTCTGAAAGCAGGATCATGTCCGACATCACCACCCATCTCCTGCTGCCTTACATTCTGGCATCGCAGGCCCAGAAGCATGTCACCCACAATGAGGCGCTGCGGCTGCTGGATGCCATGGTGCAGCTTTCGGTACTGGACCGTACCCGGACGACGTCGCCCGCCAGCCCCGTCGACGGCGACCGGCACATCGTGGCGTCAGGCGCGACTGGCCTCTGGGCAGGCTGGGATCTGAACGTCGCCTTCTGGGTCGACGGCGTCTGGATGCGGCTCGTCCCGCGCCCGGGCTGGCTGGCGTGGATCGCCGCAGAACAAGCCTTTGTCGTCTGGACCGGCAGCGCCTGGGATCTGGTCGGTGAACCGGTGGACGTGTCGGACGCCATTTTCAGTCTGGTGAACGACGCCGATCCGACCAAGAAGGTGCTGTTCTCGCTGTCCGGGATCACGACCGGCACGACCCGGACGTTCGCCCTGCCGAACACCTCGTCGGAACTGGCTATCCTCGCAGGCACGCAGACCTTCACCGGCAACAAGACCTTCTCCGGTTCGCTCACCGCGTCGGGTGCCGTGTCCATCACCGGCACGTTGACCGCCTCGGGCACGGTCACCGTTTCGGCGGCAGCGGCATCGATCGGCACCGCCATCACGGCTGCGACCTATGGGATGGGGACAGGGGTCAATCCGACTGGTGTGACCAAGACCCTGAACCTCGGTACCGGTGGCGCGGCGGGTTCGACCACGGTCGTCAACATCGGCTCGGCCACGGCGGGCGCAGGCGGCACCACGGTGGTGAACACGCCCACGGTGACCTTCGCCAATGCTGTGACGCAGGTCGGCATGCCACAGGCGAACCTCACCGCACAACTGCTCGGGCTGGGTGGGGCGACTGCCGACAGCTTCAACCGCCTGTCGATGAACACCCCTGCGGTATTGCTGAACAACGCCGGTGCGGGGATCGAGGCGACCGTCAACAAGGCGGCAGCAGGGAACGATGCTGCGTTTGCCTTCAAGACCGGGTTCTCGGTGCGCGCCCTGATCGGGCTACTGGGCAACGACAACTTCAGCTTCAAGGTCAGCCCCAACGGATCGACGTTCTTTGATGCCATCGTTGTGGATCGCGCCAATGGCCAGGTGGAATTGCCCCAGCCGACCGTCCTGCCCGGTTTGAATGCCGCCCCGGCCCCACCGCCAATCGGCAAGACGTCGGTCTACGCGCGCAATCGTGCTGGTGCGCCATGGATCGATGTGATGCGCCCGTCGGGTCGTGATTTTCCGCTGCAGCCGCATTTCGGGGTCAACCGAATTGCCAACTGGTCACCTTCGATCTCAACCACGATCACCACCGAGGGTCTGCCGATCACCAACGTCGGCACCGTCTCGCATCCGACGCTCGCCGCCACCAACCTCGCCGCCAGCATGCGGCGCTGGCGTCTTACCTCAGCGGCCGTCGTGAATTCGGTCGCCGAACAGTTTTCAGCAGGCTTGGCCTGCTGGCGCGGCAATGCCGCAGGGCTTGGCGGATGGACCTTTGTCACGCGGATTTCGCTCACCACACTGCAGGCGACCGGTATGGGCCTCTTCGGCCTCTACGGCTCCACTGCCGCTCTGGCTACCACGCTGACGCTGGCAAACGTGTTGAACTGCTTCGGGATCGGTTTCCAGCGCGGCATCCATGCCAACTGGCAGTTGGTGACTAATGACGGCATTGGTGCACCGACCCTGACGGATATGGGCGCGCCCTTTGCCATCGTCACCGGCGGCGTGCTGACCCTGTTCATCGCCGCGCCGCCGAACGGATCGTCGGTTTGGGTGCGGGCGGTAAACGAGGTCACGGGCGCGGTCTTCGAGCAAGAGATCACTGCCGACCTGCCTGCCAATACGCAATTCCTTTCGCCGCGCTTCTATCTGAACACCGGCGCGACAGCCGCAACCGTAGCTTACGACTGCGCGGGCCTCTACCTCGAAACGGACTATTGAAAGGACCATCATGACCGAACGCATCACCATCCTGCAGGAGGTCGGCCATGCCTTCCGCGAAAACGGCCTGACTGCCGCCATCACTGCGCTGGTCGGCGGCAGTCTTGCCGTCGCTGCCACCGTCACCCGCAAAGCGTTCACCAACGAGGCAATGCTTGAACGCCTTGACCGCGAACTGCACGTCGAACGCGAGCGGATCGACAAACAGCGCGCAGAGGACCGAAAGACCGATGCCGACCGGCTGGAACGCATCGAGACCGACATCCGCGCCATGCGCGACGTGATGTTCGAGGCCTTCCAGCGCGGTCGCACCGACTGACGGGCCACCCCTCACCGAAACAGACCCACCCCGACCCGCCCCCGAGGCGGGTTTTGCATTTCTGGAGACCCATCATGCCGACCACGACCTATGCCCACTTCCGCGACGTGCCTGAGTCTGCTTGGCGCTGGCCCAGCTTTTCCCCCGCAGAGATCGCCTGCCGCGGCACCGGCGCGATCAAGATCAACACCGAGGCGATGGACAAGCTGCAATCCCTGCGCAACCGCCTCGGCAAACCGCTGATCGTCCGCTCCGGCTATCGTAGCCCCAGCCACAACCGCGCCGTTGGAGGGGCCCCGGCATCAAAGCACATGCTGGGCACGGCGTTCGACATTGCCATGTCAAACCACGACCCGGCCATCTTTGCAGAAGCCGCCCGCGCTGTCGGTTTCCTCGGCTTTGGTACCTATCCCCGGTCGGGTTTCATGCACATCGACCTCGGGCCTGCGCGGTCCTGGAGTGAACCCTTTCCGCTTCGCGCCACGCCCTTCGTGCCGGAGGTGGCTCCCGCCCGAGAGGTGCTGGCCGACAGTCGCACCCTGAAAGGTGGCGGGGCGGCAGGCATCGCGACCGTCGGTGCTGCGGGTGTCGAGGTCGCGCAAGAGGTCCTGGCGGAAACCCAATCGGCCATTCTGCCCTTGGTGCCCTACCTCGGTACCCTGCGCTGGGTCTTCATCGCCGTGGCGCTGATCGGCATCGCAGTCGCCATCCACGCCCGGATCGACGACTGGAAACGGGGCCAGCGATGA